AGCGAGTGCAAGTCTCTGAAAATCAATTGAGTTTACTTTCTGATGCAAATTCTTGCATAAGACCGGAACTACAGTTCCGCTCCCTCCGGAACTGTAGTTCCGCCCCCTCCGGAACTACAGTTCCGCCGAACACTGCAATAGAACACTTCAAAGAACTCGTTAACGTCACAATGGACGCAACGAGTTTAAAAAATCAATTCAAAAAAATTGAAACCAATGAGCAGATCGTTAGTTATCTTCGAGAACGAGCTGCATCCGGAAATGGTGAAGCTGATCCGGCATCAAAGACATTGATGTTGCTCGAGCAACTTTGGCAATGGAATGCTCGGAGCGAATTGAAGAGAAGCTGGGTTTGGTTTTACACGTCTGCAAAAAAATATCCTCGGGCATTTGATCGCGCGTTTGGAGAAACGAAACAGCGCATGATGTCTACTACGTTGAAACCGTTGCGATCTCCTGGCGCTTATGTAACGACATTGATCAAAAGCTATGCGGGGATAGCATGATTATTGAGGTTTATGATGACTGAAACAGAGCGAAAGTATTTGTCCTGCGGATTATGTGAAAATTATTTGGCTTTTTGTTCGTATCTTCAGAACGTAGACATTCAGCCAGATCATCAGGGGTGTCGGTATGGAGAAATGTTTGTGCCGATTCGAAGAGTTTATCGACATGCAAAAGAAAAAAGACAAAGTTACCGCAAGGCTACCACGTCGCGCGCGCAAAAAACGCGGACGAGGTAAACCTTTTGCTCCAGGGAATCCTTGGCGATTTCCTTTAGGAGTTTCAGGTAATCCTGGTGGCCGGAAGCGTTTGATAGATGCTGATTTCGTTGCTTTAGGTACGATTGATCCGGTTACAAACAAAACCATCGCGCAATTGATTTCCGAGAAGATGTGTGAATTGGCGATCGCTGGAGACGTGGCAGCCAGGCGCGAACTTCGTCAAGCCACTGAGGGTGATACGATTCATACTCCTGATATTCCACATGTCCGCATCGATCGCTGAAATTTCTTTTTCCCAACTTTCTAATTTCACCGAACAGCAATGGCGTGCCACACAAATGCGTCGGCGGTATCGGTATTTTTTATTTGGAGGACGACGTGGCGTAAAGAAATCGTATTGGCTGCGTTGGGATGGGATACTCCAGCTTATGGAATGGGGTGCTCAAGGTTTCAAAAATGTTCGGATCATGTTGGCGTGTGAGGATTATCCGACGTTGGTTGACCGGCAGATTACCAAGCTACAGGCAGAGTCGCCGGCTTGGTTGGGTGAGATCAAAACGACGAAGATAGACGGGTATGCGTTTTATCTTAGGCCGGAGTTTGGGTCTGGTAAAATTTGTTTTCGGTCATTGGACAAGCCGGAAAAGTATCAAGGTTCCGAATGGGCTGCGATACTGATCGATGAGATTGGATTGCAGGATGAGTTTGTCGAGCCAGAACGCCGGTTGTTTGACGTTCTGGTGAGTTCCTTGCGTTGGCCTGGAATTCACAATTCATATCTTGCTGTGACCGGTAATCCTGGTGGTCGTGGGCAGAAATGGGTACGGGAATTTTTCATTGAAAAAAAACTTCCCCCACGTCGTCTTGCGCAAGCAGACAAGTTTTTCTATCTTGAAGGCATTCGGGAGGATGATGATATTTTGCCGCCTGAGTATTGGGAAGCAATCGATGGCGTTGGTGAACTTCTCCACCGTGCTTGGGTTGGCGGTGATTGGAATGTTGATTTTGGAGGTTGGATATTTCGGCGTGGCTGGTTTGAAATTGTCCACGCGTTGCCGGCTGATATTACTAAGGTGGTTCGGTACTGGGATAAAGCTGGTACGCAAAGTGGTGGCAAGTATACGGCTGGCGTACTCATCGCTAAAACGCGGAACAATGTATTTTATATTTGCGATGTCGTTCGCGGGCAATGGAGTGCGAATGAGCGCGAAAAGAATATAAAGCAAACCGCCGAACTTGATCGGCAAGCATGGGGAAACCGGTTGTCTATTTGGCATGAACAAGAGCCAGGGAGTGGAGGGAAAGAATCAGCTGAGTTGACGACGCGGATGTTGTCGGGATTTGATGTTCATCCCGATAAAGTGACTGGCGATAAAGACACACGGCTCGCCCCCTTAGCCGCGCAAGCTGAGGCAGGTAATGTAAAACTGTTGAATGGGAGTTGGAACGCTGTTTTTCTTGATGAAGTTTCGGTGGTTCCGCTTTCGGCGATTCGTGACGTTTCAGATGCGGCTGGCGGTGCGTTCAATAAATTGTTGACGCCGCGTGGAATCGGGATTAGCTTTCCCGATTATGAGGAACAAAAATAGTTTGCGTTCCGTTCGTGAATTGATTATCTTCGAGAGTTAGTTGAGCGAGTTTTTATTTTATGAATTTTATTCAGCGTTGGCGAAAAAAAATAGCTGATGGTGTGATTAGGCGTCGAATCACAGAATTTAAGGCTATGCCGTTTACGTTTCCATCTTGGAATTTGCGGCGCGAGATTTTGCCGATGGTGGATTATCGCAGCTATGCGGCAGAGGGCTACGCGAAGAACAGCGTGGTTTATAGCTGTGTTCGTAAAATTGCTACGACAGCTCCAGCCGCTAGCCTGTGTGTCGAACAAGAACTTGGTAATGGCCAACGTATTAGGATTTCATCACGGTTGGTTAATATTTTTAAAAATCCAAATCCTTATCTTGATGGTTTTATTTTCCAAGAAACGATCCATACTTTTTTGAATTTGATTGGTGAGTGTTTTATAATCAAAGTTCGTGATCAAGGCGTTACTAGCGAGCTGTGGATTACGCGGCCTGATAGAATGCACCCTGTGCCTCTTGTGAAGAGTTTATTGGGTTATGTATATATAGCGGCAGACGGTCAACGTATGCCGTTCGCTGTTGATGAGGTTATACATATCAAGTATCCTAATCCTTTGGATGAATGGGAAGGGCTTGGTCGGGGACTTTCGCCTTTATCGGCTGCAGCCATTGAGGCTGATATTGACAATTCGAGTACGGCGTTTATGAAGGATTTTTTTTCGAATGCTTGTGTTCCATTTGGTTTATTGAAAAGCAAGCATATACTCGATGATGAAGAAGTCAAGCGTGTGCGTTTTCGCATGAAAGAACAGTACTCGAATCAATCAAAGCGATCATGGCATGAATTGTTGATCATCGATGCTGAGATGGATTATCAGCGGATGGGCTTGAAGATTGATGAAATGGCTTTTCCTGAAATTCGTGGATTGACTGAAACACGGATTTGTTCTGTTTTTGATGTTCCCCCGATATTAGTTGGGGTTCAAGTTGGTTTGAAGAATCAGGGTGCGTTTAACGAAACGGTGTTGAAGGAGGCGCGGAAGCAGCTGTGGTTTGACAAAATTCAGCCAGATAACAAACGGATCGCTGAAATATTTACGTCATCGTTTCGCGATGAGCTTGGCGATGGTGAGGTAATTGGGCATGATTATTCGTCCGTGCAGATTTTGCAGGAAGATCGCACGGATCGTTTCGAGCGGGCAAATCAAGCTTATCAAGGTGGTTGGTTGACGCAGAATGAAGCGCGTCGTGAGGCTGGTTTTCCCGATGTCGTGGATGGTGATAAATTTGTAAATCAAGAGGCGCAGAGATGAGATTAAAAGAGCAGCGAAATTTTGCTGGCTGCAAGATTCTCGTTGATGATGCGGCTGGTATCATCGAAGCTTATGTTTCGATCATGGGAATTGCTGATGATTCTTGGATGAATGATATTATTGAGATGGGAGCGTTTAAAAAAACGATCCAGGAGCGGGGTCCGGCTGGATCGAATAAAATTCGTGTTCTTTGGGTGCATGGTATACAGGAAGTTATTGGATTGCCTCTCGTTATTGAGGAACATGGTCGTGAAAAGCTGCCTGATCTCGTTAAAAATAAATTCCCCCAGGCGATAGGTGGCCTTTTTACTCGAACTCAGATTGTTATGGATGTACAGCGTGGCCGGGAAGCCTTTGCGCTTTACAAAAGTGGCGCGATGGATGAATGGTCGATTGGTTTTAATGCCATGGATTCGTGGCTTGAAAAACGCGATAAAGTCACCTATCGTCATCTGCGTGAAATCAGGTTGTGGGAATACTCACCGGTGCCTTGGGGAGCAAATCCGGGCACTACAACTGTTTCCGTAAGAAATAGCTTGCAAATGATTTTGGAAGAAACTAAATTAGCGCATCCTGAGTATGATGATTTGGAATTGCTTCGCGTCTTAGAAGAGCGTCTATCACCCCGAACTCCCGCCGAGCCGGTATTTCCACTCACGGAAATTCAAGGGCAATGGATCGAGTCACGTCGCGTTCAGAATCAAATTGACCTTTTACGTTTGCGAGGAAAAATATGAATGATAGGGTTCGAGCTCTCTATAAAGAAGCTCATGAATTTTTGCTCAAAGCCAAAGAGTTGCTTGAGTCGAAAGATGCCTTGACAGATGCTCAACGAGATCAAATTGATCGATGGCGTTCGCAAGCGGCTGAGATAGAAACGCGCGCCGGTGATCTACAGAAAGTTTTAGAGCGTGACGCTGAGTTGTTGGCGCTTGAAAATGAGGAATCGGCCAAAGAGTCCAAAGCGGTAGCTGCACGGACGGATAATGCCGGTTTCAAGAGCCCATCGGATTACATGGTTGCGCTCTATAACTTTCGTACGCGAGGGAAGTATGATTCGCGTTTTGAACAGTTGGAAGTGAAAGCGCTTTCCGGTGAGACCGGTGTTTCTGGTGGTTTTTTGCTTCCGACTGAGATGCAACGCGATATTTTGTTGGCTCGAGGCGAGTTGTCGTTTCTCCGTTCGCGCGCCAAGATTGTCCAGATGGGTTCTCGCGTTGTTCCTTATCCGGCACTTGATTATTCACAAGGTGCCTCGGGTGTTTCCGCCTTTTTTGGTGGTGTGAAGGTGTATTACATCGAAGAAGGCGAGGAAATTACCGAATCGGAATTCAAGTTGAAGAACGTCGAGCTCCATGCGCGTTATTTGGCCGGATTAACTTTGATTCCTAATACTTTGATTTCCGACTCTCCGATTTCTCTCATCAGTTTTTTGCAGGGTAACAATTCTTTTGGTGGAGCCCTTGCTTTCAAGGAAGATTATGATGCCCTTAATGGCGACGGCGCCGGTAAACCGTTGGGAATTTTAAATTCCCCCGCTAAGCTTACAGTGACGCGGAATACCTCGAATGACTTCAAGTTCGTAGATGCTGTCACGATGAAATCTAAAATGCTCATGAGTGGTGCGCCGGTTTGGATTATGAATCAATCCGTCATGCCAAAGTTGTATACATTTGTAGATGCCGGCAACAATAACCTGTTCCTTCCGGCTGTTCGTGGTCTTGATGGCAAGCCGATGGACATGCTGTTGGGAAATCCCATCATTTGGACGGAGAAACTTCCGGCGCTTGGCACGGCTGGTGATGTAATGTTTGTTGACTTGGGGTTTTATTTGCTTGGTGATCGCAACACAGTGTCAATGGATATCGATACATCGGTTAAATTCACCAGCAATAAAACGGCGTTTCGTGTGTTGGAGGGAATCGATGGCCAGCCATGGTTGGCGAACAAGATCAAGCTGGCAGATGGGACCACAGAAGTTTCACCTTATGTTGTTTTGAATTAATTCCTTAGTTGATTTTGTAAATTGTTTTTTTTGAAGGAGAATAACATGCCTTCTAGACCATCTGAAAGCGTTGCTATTATTGCTACGATCGATCCAGATGCTTACGCTGCATCGACGGTGACGAGTGATTGGGGGAATATGGGTCTTTTCAAAAAGGCTATGGGGATTATCGAAGTGGGTACGCTTGGTGCTTCAGCCACGATCGACGCAAAGCTACAGCAGGCGCAAGATGCCAGCGGTACCGGTGTGAAGGATATTACTGGCAAGTCCATTGCGCAATTAACCCAAGCCGGTACCGATGATGATAAACAAGTGGTGATCGATCTTGACGCTGCTGAGTTGGATGTTGCCAATGGTTTCGAGTACGTTCGCATCTCTATGACAATAGGCGTTGCGGCATCTGATGCTGGTGCGCTTTTGCTGGGTCTCGAACCGAGATTTGGTCCGGCTAGTGACAATGATTTGGCCTCAGTCGATGAGATTGTGAATTGATGAAAAAAGTTGATCGAAAAAACACTCCGGGGCCTGTTAAAGAATCTGCGGAGCAAACGGTTATCGCGGCAATTTCTTTTTTCGATGCGTTAACGGGGCGACAGTTCGACGCTGGAGATGTTGTATTGGGTTGGGATGAGCCGCGGATTGAAGAATATTCTAAGCGTGGCTTGATTTATCGGACTTCTATAATTGGTCCCACTGAGGTTAAGTGATGGCCGTTCGCGCGCCGATTCAGTACATGATGCATCGTGTTATTCGTGAGCTCGGGCTTGGCTGTTACGTTCCCGCCAGCGTAGCAGCCGGCGCGACTTCGATGCGTGTTATGGATGCCACTTTGTTTGATCCGGCAGGGGGACAAATTTTTGTGGAGGACAATGACAATCTTATCACTTATACGGGGATAAATGAAGATTCCACTTTGACCGGCATTCCTGCTAGTGGGACGGGGTCGATAACTGCCACGATCAATTCGTATACTTCGGCCTCACGGGATTTAATCTACCGTGCTGAGTTGATGACTTCTTATGAGTGGGAAATTATGTTTGATCGTTATCGGCGGTTCATCGACGCGGAAAAGTTGTCACGTGATTCAACTAGAAAAAAGCATTTTTCTCTTTGGCGATGGTATGATACGGGTGTGATTCTTAGAGATGGACCGGATCCGGATGATGACGTTGTGGTGACTCCCGATACTATTGATTACGAGAACGGAAGATTTGAGTTCAATGCGGCGCGCGCTGATACCGAGCAGCTTTATGCTTTTGGTGAAACGTACAACGTCTTTTTTGTCATTGGCGATTTCATTGAGTCCTTTGCGAATGATGCTAGGTGGTATAGCTATTCCCAAATAGGTCAAGCTGCTTTTTCATCAAAGAATGCGCACGATATTGCGGAAATTTGGCGCGGTCGTGGGAGAAACTTGTAAATGGTTGAACGATTTAATGGAAATTTTTGGCGTTGGTTTGCAACAGTGACGTTTGGTCTGTTGCTTTCCTTTTCGGCGTATTACGTTCGCGCCAATGATCGGCGCTGGGAAGAGTATGAGCGTTGGAAGCATCATCATGAAGAGTTTTCGCGTGACTCGATGGTTGAAGTTCAATCGCGTCTTGCGCGAATTGAAGAAATTCAGAAGCTAATATTGGAGCGAGTGAAATGAGTCCGAATAGTGAAGGTAGCAACCCAATTCAGAATTTGATTTTGTCGGTGGTCGCAATCCTTGCGGCTTTTTTTTATCCACAGATTCCATTTCTTGCGCCGATTTCGAGCGGGCAATTTGTTGAGATCGTACAGTTGTTTTTGATCTCGATTGCTGGTTGGAATCTTAAAGCGGCGGCGTTTAAATCTGGGGTTCCTTCATTTGGGTATTTATTTAAAAAAAAATTGTAGTCGATGAGACGAATCTACCAGGCACGACTTCAAAAGTTTGTCTTTAAAAATTCGGCGGGAACGGTACTCACTACCGCGTATGGTTGGAGTAATCCGCTAACTTCGGAATATAAAGGCTTGGAAGTTTCTGATTCCGACATCAAGAATACAAGGATTTTCATTTTGCCGTTTGATCTGCGTTCAAAGATCAAACAAAAAGATTACATTCATGTTGGGGGTGATTCTTGGCTGATCACTGGGTATAAAAGATTTCAGGATCATTCCGAGATTGTCGGATATTTACAAGGTGTCACCGAATCTTTTGTCGCCAGCACGGCGGCTGGAATTGTTTCTGAGTGGGCGTTTGTAAATTCGGCAGGATTGTTGATAGATTCACAAGCCAGGAATAACCTTACAAACGTTAATGGAGTGACCTGGAACTCTGATAAACCTAAACAAATTCCCTATAATATTGGTTCAGCGAGATTTACAAAAGCTAGCTCGCAGTATCTTAAAATTACTGATGCTGCGCAGTCGATGCTTGATTTAAATATAAATTGGACAATTTCTTTTTGGTTTAAGCATGTTAGTTTACCGACTGGAGGAGAGGCTTTTGTTGCCAAGGGGAATGCTAGTCCTAATCATACGTACTATATTGACACCAATACATCTTACAAATTGACGATGAGCCCATCATCTGATGGAACGTATGCTAGTGGAAACAACTGTAATGGTTCAACAGCTTACGGGATTAACGCTTGGATTTCGGTTGCGGTGGTTTCGAACGGTACGGATATCAGGCTTTATACCAATGGCGTGCTTGATAGCAATGGATCATCAAATCCAAAGTCTTGGACGGTGGCGCTTTATAATAATTCACTTGATTTTTGTTTGGGTGCTTTTCCAACGCCGTCAAATTACTTCAATGGCTATTTGGCGCACGTTATGGTTTTTAACCAAGCTAAATCAGCCACGCAGGTACTGAATTGGCATAATACCGGATTATGGACATGATGAAAGTGGCTCAAATTAAAAATCGTGAATTGGCTTTAGATGAGCTTCAAGCTATTTTAGAAGATTCCAGGTTTGTTTTTGTGCCAAAAGATCGGTTTCAAGATATACGTCTTTTGGGTTGGTTTAATGGTGAGCGAGTGCAGTTGATTGTTGAACCGGAAACTTACTATGAGTTGTATTCAAAATATTTTTATGAAAAAAAAAGACTTTAAGTTGCTTGCAATGTTTTTGTTTTTTTTTAAGTTTTCAATTGCGCAGACTATTGAAGGCATTGATGATTTGGAGAAAAATTTTAATGAAGCACAGTTCTATTCCGTGATTTGCAAGGCGCAGGAAATGCTGTTAAGTCCCAATCTGCAATTAGGTGAGCGAATTGCGGTGACTGAGGTGTTGGCCATGGCAGCCTCGGCCTATCGTGATTACGAGCTTGCCGAGAAGTCGCTTTCCGCTCTTTTAAAAATGACCCCAGGATACATTTTCCCCGCGCGAATGAGGAGTGATCCATTTCTTCATCATCTTTTCGTTCGTGTTGAAGCCGAGTATCATCGTGCGCATAAAAAAAAAGTCGTTCATGCGTGTGATAGCTCCGTATATTATTCAGGGTCTTGTGACCGCAGGTGTTGTCTATATGCTGCGGCCTAAAATCAAGGTTATGCAATGAAGAAAATAGTTTTGATTTTGGTAATATCTTTTTTTGCCTGCAAGGAACAGGTTGTTCAGGCTCCAGCGCCATCACCAGCGCCGTCAACCCCAGCGGTTATTTTGCCGCCGACCTTTGCCAGCGTGCAACCAATTCTCGCTGCAAATTGCGCGTTGAATGGCTGTCACGATGGGACTCAGCCGGCGGCGCGTCCGATGGATTTTAGGCTGATTAATGGTGTTCCCACGTCGCGGGCTTATAACGATTTAATGCAACCTGCATTGGGGAAATACAATCACGTGCAGGTGTTTCGGGTGCGCGCGAACTATGCCGATAGTTCAGCGCTGGTGCTGCGGCTTCAAGGTTTGATTTTGCCTGCCATGCCACCGGCGCAGTTGCCGGTGAGTTCTTTTGTCATTG